ATGTATATGGGCGACATTACTTTGGATATGATAACAGCCATAGAAGATTTGGAATAATAAGTATCCAATAGTATTTGTTTCTACGCAACACTATGTTATAATTACAGAGTGTTCGATATTCTACAATTAATTCCGGGAAAGAAAAAACTAACTCAGAGCGGTTGGCATAGTTTCAATGCTATCTGCTGCCATTATCGCGGACATACGGTCGATAAGAGAGGGCGCGGTGGTATAAAATTTGCTAACGGAGACAACTGGAGTTATCATTGTTTCAACTGCGGATTCAAGTGTGGATTCACATTAGGGAAATCGATAACTAAAAATACAAGGCAACTATTATCTTATCTGGGCATGGATAAAGAACAGATAGACAGATATAGTTTTGAAAGCCTACAACATAAAGACTTACTTGATTTCGCTAAAGTCAAAAAAGAAAAAAAGAAAATCAAATTCAAAGAGGTGCCACTACCTGAAGCAGAGTTGATCGATGAGAATAATCCTACACATATGCCCTTCATCGAATATCTCAGTAAGAGAAAGGTATCTATAAAAGATTATCCTTTCATGTGTACGCCAGATGAAGAAGGTAGACAAGCGAATAGAATCATCATACCTTTCACATATGAGAACAAGATAGTAGGACATACTAGCAGATATCTGGATGATCGTAAACCTAAATTCATCAGCGAACAACAAGGTGGATATCTATTCGGCGTAGACTTGCAGAAGCCAGAATGGCAAGTATGTATCGTGACTGAGGGTATATTCGATGCATTAAGCATCAATGGTTGTGCATTGACTACTAATGCTATCAATGATGAACAAGCAGATATATTGAGGAATCTAAACAGAAAGATCATCGTAGTACCCGATCAAGACAAGAGTGGTATGGATGTGATCAATCGCGCATTGGATCTAGGATTCTATGTGAGCATGCCTGATTGGGAAGAAGGCATAAAAGATGTGAACGATGCTGTGATAAAATATGGCAAACTACCTACATTACTAAGTATCTTGCAGTCGGCAACGAACAGCAAGATCAAGACAGAGATAAAGAGGAAGCAACTTGATAAACGACTACAACATTGATGTACAAAAACTATTTTTGGATATGATGGTGACTAACGCGGAATTATATACCCGCGTCATGAACATCATGAATCCTGCTAACTTTGATCGTAGATTGCGACCAGTAGCAGAATTCATCATGGATCATACTAAGAAGTATAATGTCATGCCCGATCCTATTCAGATCAAGGCTACGACTGATCAGACCATAGAAAGAATCGATGATCTTGATGAAGGGCATTATAATTGGTTCTTAGAAGAATTTGAACAATTTACTAAACGACAAGAACTTGAGAGGGCTATTCTTAAGAGTGCAGATCATCTTGAGAAGGGCGAGTATGGGCCTGTAGAGAAACTGATCAAAGATGCCGTTCAGATTAGTCTACAGAAGGACATGGGTACAGATTACTTTGCTGATCCTAGAGCAAGATTGATGGCATTGAAGACCAACAATGGTCAGAATAGCACAGGCTGGCCTACACTAGACAATAAGTTGTATGGTGGTTTCAATCGCGGAGAACTGCAAATCTTTGCAGGTGGTTCAGGCTCAGGCAAAAGTTTGATCATGCAGAACTTGGCAGTCAATTGGTCACAGGCAGGTCTCAGTGGTGTATATATCACACTTGAATTGAGTGAAGGTCTGTGTTCGATGCGTATCGATAGTATGATGACTGACACAAGCAGCCGTGAAATTTTCAAAGATATCGATAATGTCGAGATGAAAGTCAAGATGTTACAAAAGAAGGCTGGTCAGTTGCGTATCAAGTATATGCCTGCACAGAGCAATGTTAACGATCTTAGAGCATATGTCAAAGAACTACAGATACAGACAGGCATGAAGGTAGACTTCTTGTGTATCGACTATCTTGATTTGATTATGCCTGTTAGTGCTAAGGTCAGCCCAAGCGATTTGTTCGTCAAGGATAAATATGTATCCGAAGAGTTAAGAAATTTAGCAAAGGAATTAAATGTCTTATTCGTCACAGCATCACAACTTAACAGATCAGCCGTTGAAGAAATTGAGTTTGATCACAGCCATATCTCAGGTGGTATTAGTAAGATTAACACTGCGGATAATGTTTTTGGTATTTTTACTAGTCGCAGTATGCGTGAGCGGGGCTTGTATCAAATCCAGTTGATGAAGACACGCAGTAGTTCGGGCGTGGGGCAAAAGATCGAATTGAAATTCGATGTCGAAACACTACGAATCACAGATGAGGGCGAAGATACCAACTATAAGCCGCAGCCTACAGGTACTCAGTTGCTCAATCAGGTCAAAGTGACTAGTCAAGTAGGTGCAGTTACTACGCCCGCACAGGAGTCTGTAGATCCTATAACAGGAGAGATTGAACCCGAGAAAAATAAGGTCGTAGCAGATGTTCAGAGCGCAAAACTCAAGAGTTTGCTGGCCTCACTAAAGAAATAAAAGAGCCATTTCCAGATAAATATCTATATGGAAAAGCGTACTAAAACCCTTTTAGAAGAACTAGAGGCTATAGGCAGCAACCGTGACATGGGGCATGTTATTGAAAGCAGAGCCCATAATGTCATAACCAGCGCCATTAACCTGATCGAATTGATCAACCGCAATTATAGCCCTGAAAAGGCTGAAATATTAGAGAGAAAATTGCTGGGTGCTATCAAGTCTAAAGACACTCACCGTTTTTCTAGAACATTGAGGAAGAACCATGAGAATTGATGAATTTAAGTTTCAAGACTTTCTAAATCGCGGTAGCGATTTTAAAGGTGATACACCAGATACAGCCGGCGTACCGGGAGCTATATCAGGTAGCAAGAAGTCTGGTCTAAGCCGCGAAGATCAATTGACACAGGACATATTTGTCAAAAAGTTCGTCACTAGAGGCCTTAATAGCATCAAGACTGCTGTAGAGCAGGGTATAGTAGACTTGAACGCGGGTGCTGAACCCGCTCAACCAGCAGCCGATCAGTCACAACCCACTGCAAGTCAAACACAACCAGCCGCAGGTAAAACACCTCAACCCGGCACACAAGCAGATGCCGCAGCCTCAGTAAAGAAAGGTCAAGCACCCGGTAATCAAGCCATTGCGACAGGTCAAAAACAAGGTGTTGCTAAACCTGCCATCGATCAACAAGTAGATAAATTAGTCAGCGCCATGAGAAAGTTTCAGCCAACTGGAACTAAACCTTTACCAGCAGAAATGAAAGATGAAATAGATCCAGCTACTGGTGAAAATGTTAAAGTTAGAGTTCCAACTAGCAAGATAGAAAAAGAAATTGTCGCAGACATGGATAAAGTGGCTTTGAATAAAGACTATCTATTACGAGTAGCGGATAGAATTCAAAAAGCAAATGCACAAGGTTATGATGTAAAAGATGCACATACTAAATTCATGGGCCAACTTGCTAAGGGAATGAAGAACAAGTCAATACAAGAAGCAAGAATGTTTGAGATTCTAGTAAGACTTGTTAATGAAGCACAATTCAGACAGCAGGTCCGTGAATCAGGTCATGATCCTAAACTAGTGATAACAAGGTTCAGAACATTGTTAGAAAATAGTACCAATGAAGGCATACTTGATAAAGTAAAAGGCTTCTTTGGTAAGAAGCCAGCCGCACAACCGGCAGCAGGTGCAGCCGCCCCTGCTCAACAGGCAGCGGCACCAGCAACACCAGCGGCATCAGGTAAGCCAAGTCTTGGACAGTGGTTCAAAGATACATTCATGACTAACTTCTTGAAGGGTATCAACTTAGATGCAGCCATGCCACAGATACAAAAAATGCTTGATAACATGGGTAAGAGTTATCAGTCTGGCAATATCGCTAAGGATCTACAGAATATCGCTATGATCGCATTTGCTCAATCAGATATGGGCAAAACACAAGATAAAAAAACAGCGGCATAATATGAAGTTTGGTAATGAAGCCGAGTTCTTCCAGCATATCAGAGAATCTTTTAGACAACTTGATGCTGATGAAAGATTGCTGAAAGAAGCAAAAGGACATCTTGACCATCCTGAAGATTTGATCGTATTAGATGGCACAAATGGTGCTAATCGTGCATTGCAGGCTATAGTAGATACTGCTAAAAATCCTAAAACAATCACTATCAAATGGGATGGATATCCTGCATTGATATTCGGTCACGGCCCTGACGGTAAGTTCAGCATCATGGACAAGCACATGTTCAACAAATCTGACGGCAGTGGCAGAAGGATTTATAGTCCACAAGATTTCATAAATTACGATAAGGCGAGGGGGGTTGACCGTGGTGAACTTAATAATATCATTACAAACATTTGGTCCGGTCTACAGAAGGCAAGTGAAGGAACTAAGGGCTACTACTGGGGCGACATGCTCTTCGGCAGTGCGCTTAAAGATGAAAAAGGCTTGTTTAAATTCAGGGCGAATCCTAACGGTATAGTATATACTGTAGATGTCGGTAGTGACATAGGTAAGTTGTTGACCGGCAAAAAAGCAGGTGTCGCAGTACATCAGTACTTAAGCCCAGATGCCGCATCTACCGACGATGCTACTCCTTTAAACGGCACTATAGGTCAACTAAAGAATAATAGTGATGTTGCTATAGTACCTAGTGCTATGCCTACTACACCTAAAGTAACTTTAGATAAGACATTGGTAAATAATGTCAAGTCTGCTATAGCAAAGAATGGTCCGGCAGCAGAGAAGTTATTGACTACTGCCCCACAAGCAAGAAATACTTTCAACCAACTATTCACTACATTCATCAACAAACAAATCGTTGCAGGGGATGTCAGCAACATGAGCGAGAAGTTCATGGACTATTTCGAAAGCAGACCTATGACTGCTAGCATGAAACAGAAACTATCAGATCATATCAATGCTAATAAAGCAGGGGTCACTGGATTGTTCACTATATGGGCGGCTGTATATGCTCTAAAACAAAGTGTAGTAGACCAACTAGCGGCAGAAGCGGAACAAAGCCCGGTCAAGGGTTATCTACAGAGCGGTAAACAGAGTCAAGAGGGATTCGTCAGTCAGGGTCTAAAATTCATAGACCGCATGGGCTTCTCAGCCCAAAATCTTGCTGGTAATCGCTAGCCAAAACCAGGTTTTTTCTCCTCAGGCATAAATAATAGTATGAGCCTTAAGGGTTCACAACATTAGGAGATTTTAAAATGGCACAATTTACAAGAGTTAATGGCGACCTAAAACCAGTA